TGCGTCAAGAAACTCCCCAGCGTGTCGGGGGGCCACGGTGAGTGACTACGGGGCGGTGGAGTCCAAGGTCCGGGCCGACGTGGGGGCGTTGATCCTCACTCATCCGGCGGGCGAGGGCCTGGCCGAGGTGGCGTTCACGCTGGCCCGCACGCTCGACGATGGCGCTGGCATGGCGACGGCAGCGGTGGCTCGGGAGCTGCGGGCGGTGCTGAACGACCTTGCCGGGAGCGTGGTGCATGACGACGACGACCTCGACGCTCTCCTGTCCACCCCGGCTCGGAACGCCGAGGACCCCCGAGCGCGAGACGCTGGGGACGGCGATCGGGGAGGTAGCCCGCCGGCTGGGTAAGCCGCTGATGCCGTGGCAGCAGCTCGTCGCCGACGTGGCGACCGAGATCGACCCGCTCACCGGCCAGTTCGCCTACGACGAGGTGGGCTTGACGGTTCCCCGCCAGTCGGGCAAGTCCACGCTGATCCTGGCCAAGGCCACGCACCGATGCTCGGCGACGGGGTTCTTCGGTGGCCGGCAGCGCGTGGTCTACACGGCGCAGACCCGCAACAAGGCTCGGGAGAAGTGGGAAGAGGACTACGCCGCCGACCTCAAGACGTCGCGCACGTTCGGCCCGAAGATCGACCCTCACTTCGGCAACGGCAACGAGCACATCCGCTTCGAGAACGGGTCACGGTTCGGCATCGAGGCCAACACCGAGAAGGCCGGCCACGGCGGGACCATCGACGAGGCGTTCATCGACGAGGCGTTCGCCCAGGCTGACGGACGGCTAGAGCAGGCGTTCCGCCCGGCCATGATCACCCGGCCGAACACGCAGCTCTGGTGGGTGTCGACGGCTGGATGGCTGAACGGCTCGCCGTACCTCGAGCCGAAGGTGGCCCGGGGTCGTGAGCAGGCCGAGATGGGCGTGCGTGAGGGCCTGGCCTACTTCGAGTGGTCGGCCCCCGACGACGCTGACGTGGACGACCGTGACGTGTGGCGGGCGTGTATGCCGGCGCTGGGCCACACGATCACCGAGCGGGCCATCGAGGGAGAGCTGCGGGCGATGGCCGACACGCTGGCCGACTTCCGCCGTGCCTACCTCAACCAGTGGGTCCCGAAGGGGTCGCTGTCGGTGGATCCGGTGATGTCGCCGGGTGAGTGGGCCGGATGCGAGGACGGCTCGTCGGAGCTGGCCGGCAAGGTGGCCTTCGCCGTCACCGTGTCCCGCGACCGCAAGTGGTCGACGATCGCCGCCGTAGGACGCCGGCCTGACGGCCTGCTGCACGGCGAGGTCGTCCAGTCCGGCCGTGGCACCGCGTGGGTGGTGCGCCGTGTCGTGGAGCTCTGCGGCAAGTGGGCGAACGTCGGTATTGCGCTCAACCCGTCGTCGCCTGCCGGGTCGCTGGAAGCCGAGCTGAGGGCCGCCAAGGTCTCGGTGGTGTCGATGTCGCCCCGGCAGATCGCGCAGGCGTGCGGGGGCATCTACGACGACGTGACGGCCGGCCAGTTCCGCCACCTCGGCCAACCGCTCCTGTCGATCGCCGTGGGCTCTGCGTCTCGCCGTCCCGTGGGTGATGCGTGGGTGTTCCGGTCGCACGACTCCACCGACATCGCCCCGCTTGAGGCCGTGACGATGGCCCGCTTCGTGCTGGTTCAGTCCGGCCCGGCCAACCGCCCCGCTCCCCGCCGTATCCGCTGACCCTCAGGGAGGGCGTCGTGCCGATCGACACCGATGCCGCCCTGTCGCCGGGGTGGTGGTTCAAGCGGCTGTTGTCCGAACTGGGCAACCGTCAGGGTCGCTACGACCTGCTCGACGCCTACTACCGCGGCGACCCCCCGCCGCCGTGGGGGCCCGAGAACTGCTCGGCTGCGTTCCGCAAGTTCCAGCGCAAGGCCCGGGCCAACTGGGCCAGCACGATCGTCAACGTCGTGCACTACCGGCAGGTGCCGCTCGGGTTCCGCACGGGCGCGGATGGCGACGAGTTCGGCGACGCCGAGGCGTGGCGCATCTGGCAGGCCAACGACCTCGATACCCAGTGGCGGGTCCTGAACCGGGCCAAGCTGTCGATGTCGGACGCCTACACGATCGTCGCCCCGCCGACGACCGAGGGCGGCGTGGCCAGGATCACCGCCGAGGACCCCCGCCAGGTGATCACGGCGGCGGAACCGGGTGACCGTCGGGTGACCCGGGCGGCGCTCAAGGTGTTCCGCGACGACTGGACGGGCGACGACCTCGCCTACCTGTACCTGCCCGGCGTGGTGGCCCGCGCTCGCCGTCGGGCGTCGGACGACTTCATCGACTGGTCGCCGGCGTCGTGGGAGTGGGACGGCGACGCACAGAAGCTCCCGGCGCCGGTGGTGCCGGTCGTGCACTTCGCCAACCGCGCCGACCTTTTCGGGCGGTCCCTCGGCGAGTTCGAGGACGTGATCGACGACCTCGACCGGATCCACCTGATGCTCCTCCAGCGGTTGACGGTCGCCGTGATGCAGGCATTCCGCCAGCGTGCGATCAAGGGCTCGCTACCGGACGTGGACCACAACGGCGAGACGATCGACTACAACGACCTCTTCCGTTCAGACCCGGGCGCGGTCTGGCAGCTCCCCGACGGCGTGGACCTGTGGGAGTCCGGTGGCGTCGACCTGACGCCGATCCTCGAGTCGGTCAAGGCCGACGTGCGGGACCTGTGCGCTACGACGAGCACCCCGCTCTACTACGCGTTCCCCGACTCTGCGGATGGTTCCGCCGAGGGTGCTTCGCTGATGCGTGAGGGCCTGGTGTTCAAGGTCCACGATCGCAACAGCGAGTCGACGGATCCGCTCAGCCGCACCATCGCCCTGGCGTTCCTGTTCCAGGGTGACGCGCAACGGGCGTCGGTGGGTGACATGGAGGTGTTGTGGGCGCCGCCGGAGCGGTTCAGTCTCGGCGAGCGGGCCAGCGCGGCGACCCAGGCGGCGGCGGCCGGCGTGCCGTGGCAGACGATCATGTCGGACTTCTTCCAGTTCTCGCCGCAACAGATCGCCCGCATGTCCGCCGAGCGGGCCGCGGACGCCTTCCTGACGGCCCCGCTGGCGCCGGAGCCTGCGGCCGGTGGCACTGTCACCTGAGGCCCGCAGGGCGCTCACCAGACGGCTACAGGCGGCGCTTGCGCTTGTCTCGGCCCGGGCCATCCCCCTCATCGACAACGCGTGGGCCCGTGTCGACGGCGTGACCGACGCCGACCACGCCCGCTTCGTCGCCGCCACCGCCACGACCGCCGAGGCAGCGAAGGCCGCAGCCATGAACGCCGCCGCCGGTTACTACGCACTTCTCCTTGGCGTGCGCCCGGCCAGCCTCACCCCCGCCGACGTGGCGACCCTGTTCGACCACCTGGCCCCGTTCCTCGCCGCACGCAAGGCCCTCGCCGACGGCTACGACTTCGCCGACGCCATGCGCATCGGTGGATCGACTGCGCAGGCGTCCACACGCGGGCTGACCATCTCCACCGCCCGCACCACCGGGGACGTGTTCGCCGCCAAGGCGGGCGTCCGGGTGCGCGGGTGGGAACGCAACGCCGAGGCCAACGCCTGTCCGTGGTGCAGGGGCCTCGACGGCGTGATCTTCGACTCGTCGGCTGCCGCTGACTTCGGCCACGACCGGTGCAACTGCACTGCGTCGCCGCTCGCCGGCTGACGAACGACCCCGCCCCGCACGGGGCACCACCACACCACCCGCACGGGAGGACAGATCCGTGACCACCGACGCGCCCGACACGGGCACCGACCCCACCGCCACCGACCAACCGACCCAGGACCAGCCCGACACGGGCGCCGACCTGACCGCCGAGCTGGAGAAGTGGAAGGCGCAGGCCCGCAAGCACGAGGACCGTGCCAAGGCCAACGCCGCCGCCGCCAAGGAGCTGGAACAGCTCAAGCAGCAGTCCATGACCGACCAGGAGAAGGCCGTGGAGGCCGCCAAGGCGGCAGCCCGTGCCGAAGTCCTGGCCGAAGTCGGGGCCTCCCGTGTGGACGACGCCGTGCGCGTCGCTCTCGCCGGCCGCCCCGTCGACGTGGACGCGCTGCTGGAAGGGCTCGACCGTTCCCGTTTCCTCGACGACACCGGGACCCCCGACCGTGACGCCATCGGCGCATGGGTGGACCGGATCGCACCTCTCCCCGAACAGCCCGACACGCAACAGGCCCAGGTGTTCGACCTCGGCCAGGGCGCTCGGTCCTCGTCGCTCGGTCAGCCGCTCGACTCGGATCCGCTGCTCCGGGACCTCAAGTCCAAGCTCGGCATCGCCTGAGCCCAACCCTCTCAGGAGGCAGTCATGGCCGTGACCGCGGCTACCAAGACCTCGGATTTCTCCGGGTTCATCCAGCCCTCGATCGCTTCGGCGATCTTCGAGCGCGCCGCCCGTTCCTCGGTGGTGCAGTCCCTCGCCACCCGCGTCCCCCTCGCGGGCAACGGCACGTCGATCCCCTTCGTCACCGGCCGGCCCACCGCCGGGTGGGTGTCGGAGGCCGACACGAAGCCCGCTTCGTCCGGCTCCATGACCCTCAAGGCCATCGAGCCCAAGAAGCTGGCGTGCATCCTCGTCGTCTCGTCCGAGGTCGTCCGGGCCAACCCCGGCGGCTACATGGACGCGATGCGCAACAGCCTCGCCGAGGCGTTCGCCGTGGCGTTCGACTACGCCGCCCTCCACGACGCCGGCCCGTCCGGCTCCGCGGGTGGCGGTCCGTTCTCCACCTACATCGACCAGACCACCAAGTCGAAGGAGCTGGGCGCCACCGCCCAGGCCAGCGGCGGCATCTACGGCGACTTCGTTGCCGCCCTCGGTGCCGTGGTCGCCGACACCGACGCTTCGGGCCGGCGCTACCGGGTGACCGGCTGGGCGCTGGACGACGTGGTGGAGCCGGTCATCCTCGGCCAGACCTCCACCACCGGTGAGCCCGTGTTCGTCGAGCGCCCGATGGACGAGACGACCGCGGCCGCCCGCCCCGGTCGCCTGCTCGGCCGCCCGTCGTTCATGGGTGAGGGCGTCGCTTCGCCGAACCAGACCGATGTGGTCGGCTACGGCGGCGACTGGTCCCAGGCCGCGTGGGGCGTCGTCGGTGGCATCTCCTACGGGGTGTCCACCGAGGCCAGCGTGACGATCAACGGCTCGCTCGTGTCGGCGTTCGAGAAGAACCTCGTCGCCATCCGCGCCGAGGCCGAGTACGGCTTCGTCGTCGCCGACCCCGAGGCGTTCGTCAAGCTCACGAACACCAACAACAGCCCGTCGACCTCGGCCTGACCGAGCCGACGTGGGAGCCCGCTCGCTTCGTGTCGTGGCAGTCACGCCCCTCTACCCGCCGGGTTCGCGGGTGGGGGCGTGGCTGACCACGCACGAGTTCCTTCGCCACCTCGCCGCGAAGGGCCACGACGTGCACGCGGTCGCCTACATGGGCACCACCGCCTACGACCTCGACGGCGTGCACGTCCACCCTCGCACCGTCGACCCCGATGTCGTGCTTGCCGGCTGCGACGTGATGGTGTCGCACCTCGGCGACAACCAGCAGGCGGCCGGCGAGGCCGAGGCCCGAGGCATCCCCCTGGTCCGCATGGTGCACGGCTACTCACCGACGGCACACCTCGCCCTCACCGATCACCCGTGCGCGCTGGCCGTCTTCAACAGCCAGACGCTCGCCGAGGCCATCGACCACGACTGTCCCTCCATCGTCGCCCACCCACCCACGGACCTCGACGCCGTGCGCGTCGACAAGCCGGGCGGCCGGGTGACCCTGGTCAACCTGTCCGCCGAGAAGGGCGGCCGGGTGTTCTGGCACCTCGCCGAAGCCCTTCCCCACGTCCAGTTCCTCGGCGTCCGTGGCGGCTACGGCAACCAGCTCACCCCCGCCAAGCGCAAGAACGTGCGGCTAGTCGGCCCGGTCGACGACATGCGCGAGGTCTACCGCCAGACCCGGGTCCTGCTCATGCCGTCCCAGGCGGAGACGTGGGGCCGCGTCGGGCTCGAGGCTATGACATCGGGCATCCCCGTCGTGGCCCACCCGACGCCGGGTCTGGTCGAATCGCTGGGCGACGCTGCGGTGTTCGTGGATCGTGACGACCTCGATGGTTGGGAGGCCGCCGTCCGCGCGCTGATGCGCCCTGCCGAGTGGTCCGAGGCATCGCAGCGTGCCGCTCTCCACGCTAAGGCGTTCGACCCAACCAGGGAGTTGGAACGCTTCCGGCGTGCCGTCGTGAAGGTGGCGGCGTGAAGGTCGCCGTGGTCGTCCCCCGCCGGGGCGACGGTGGCCGGCGCGACGAGCTGTGGCGCTGGGTCCGTGACCGCTGGGCGCGGGAGCACCCCGAGTTCGCCGTCCACGAGGGCCACCACGACGACGGCCCGTTCAATCGTGCCGCCGCCCTCAACCGGGCGATCGCCGCCGCGGGTGACGTGGACGTGTACGTGATCGCCGACTCCGACTCGTTCGTCGGCGCCGACCAGCTCGACCAGGCCATCGACCTCGCCACCTCAACCGGCCAGATCACCTTCGCCTACGACCGGTTCTCGTACCTGTCCCGGTCGATGTCCGATCGGATCATGGCCGGCTTCAACGGAGCATGGGAGCCCGGAGTCGAGTGGTCACTGACCGGATCCTGCTCGTCGATGGTCGTGGTCCCCGCGCCGCTGTGGGCCGAGATGGGCGCAGCAGACGAGGGGTTCGTCGGCTGGGGCGGCGAGGACATCGCCATCTCTCTGGCGTTGCAGACCTTCGGCGGTGGACTACAGCGGGTGCCGGGCGTCGTCTGGCACCTCTGGCACGAACCCGCCCCGCACACTCATGACGACGTGTGGCCGGACCGGATGCGCCTCTATGAGGCCGTCGCCTACGACCCGCCGGCCATGCGTGCCCTGATCGCCCGCCTCCGTGCCGAGGTCCACGGGTGATCCCCGCCCGCCTCATCCGCACCATCCCCGCCGAACCGAGCGAGGACGCCGAACGGTACTGGCGTATCGCCTGTGACCTCCACCCCGAGTGGGGTCACTGGACCTACCGGGACCCGATCAGCCCGGCGTGGTTCCCCCTCACGTCCCCGTCATGGCACCTCTGCCGCTCCGGCGCACAGAAGGCCGGGCTGATCCGCCTGGAAGCCCTGCTGACGATGGGCGGCGTCTACATCGACTCCGATGTGGAGCTGTTCCGCCCGCTCGACCCGCTGCGCGGCTGCGCCGGGTTCGGGCTGTGGGAGGACGCCAACACCGTCCCCGACTTCGTGCTCGGCGCACCGAAGGACCACCCAGCCATCCGTGAGTGCCTGCGCCTGGCCCTCGAGCGCATCACCCAACCCGACAACGCCGACTGGCGCACCGGTAACGGCGCATGGTCGACGGGTCCCGGGGTGACCACCACGGTCCTGCCTGGCCGCTCCGACTTCCTCCTGTTGCCACCGGCGACGTTCGCCCCCTATTGCCACCGGCGACGTTCGCCCCCTACCACTACTCAGAGCTCCACCGGGCCGACGAGGACTGGTCGGCGCAGCCGTTCACCTTCGGTGCTCACCGCTGGGCGCACTCGTGGGCGGGGTCGTGACCTTCACCTACCACGGGGCACAGGCCACCGACGAGCCCGTGTTCCTGCCCTACGGGGCGTCCACCCCGTGGGCCGAGTCCGTGTGGATAGGTGAGTGGTGATCCTCCAACTTGGCTGCGGCCGCAAGCCTGTCGCCGGTCGGGTGAACGTGGACATGGTGGCCATGCCCGGCGTGGACGTGGTGCACGACCTCGATGTGCACCCGTGGCCGTGGGCCGATGACACGGTGGCCGAGATCCACGCCCCGCACATCTTCGAGCACGTCACGGATCCGCTCGGGTTCATGGAGCAGGCCCACCGGGTCCTTGCCGTCGGTGGGCTGCTGCGCATCGAGGTTCCCCACTGGCGCCACCAGAACGCCTACACGGACCCCACGCACCGCCGCTACTGCACCGAGGACACGTTCCGGTATTGGGTGCGCGACACCTGGCTTTTCTACGTCGGCGGAGAGGCGTACCACCGGGGCCGGACCTTCACCGAGCAGCTCGTGCAGGTGAACGGCGCCGATCTTCTCGTCGAGCTGGTCAAGGAGTGACGATGGACCCTCTCGCCACCATCGACGACGTGGAGGCCCGCTTGGGCCGCACGATCACCGACGACGAGGCCCTGCGCGTCGACGCCCTGCTCGCCGACGCTTCGGCCGCCGTGCGTGGCTGGACCGGCCAGACGTTCACCCGCGAGGAGCAGACCGCGACGTTCTGGCACAAGGACGGGTGCGACGAGTTCACCCTCATCGGCAAGGACGTTGCCACGGTGTCCGCCGTGGACGCCGACGATGCCACGGTCGAGGTCGAGCAGGTCGCCGCGAACCGCTGGGAAGCGTCGTGGGCCGGCGCTCTCACCGTGACCTTCACGGCTGGTTGGGACCCGATCCCCGACGACATCATCGCCGTCGTGGCGCAGGTCGTGTGCCGGGCGCTGGGTGTGCAGGCCGATGCCACTGGGATCACCCAGGAGACGACCGGGCCGTTCAGCGTGTCCTACGGGGCCGCTGGCGCGTCGGGTGCGCTCGGGTTCATGGCGTCGGAACAGCAGGTACCGGGTGGCCGGTGCCCCCCGGTCGTTCTCGGTGCGGCCGTGGGTCGCCTGATCCGAGGCGAGACGGTCACCGTCGTTCGCCCAACCACGACCACGGACCGCAACGGCGACACGGTGCGGGTGTGGTCGTCGCCCACCTCCACTGAGGTCGACCGTGTGGCCGTCGCCCCTACTCCGTCCACTGAGGATGCCAACCAGCGCGTCGCCGGAGTGACCGCAGGTCTGACCCTGTACCTGCCGGCCGATGCCGACGTGGAACCAACGGACCGGATCACGGTCCGCGGCGTCTCCTACGAGGTCATCGGCGAGGTTGCCGAGTGGACCTCCCCCTACAGCGCCGACGAGCCCGGGCTGGTCGTCACCGTCGAGAGGGTGGACGGGTGA